GTTGGCGCAAGTTCCATGAGGATTGCAATTAACTCATTCCATTTTTCCTTTCGAGCAGCATCAGCAGCATAAGCAGCAGTAGAAGCAGCATCAGCAGCAGTCCGCGCCTCTCGCAGTTGCTCTATTGTTGCTTCTCCACTCAAAAACAACTCAGCAACCACAATCGCATTCCGAGAACGCTCGTCTTTTAGTAAATGCCAAATTGAACGCACTGCTTTACACGCAAAAATCTGTAGCGTTTTTGTTGGAAGAACTCGTCTCGCAATCCACATTCTCCAATCTGCGATGATGTCCGTCCGCAACCACAAATCTTCAATTGTCTCGCATTCGGTTTCGATGGCCCAATCTCGTCCAGATTGGCAGGCGTTGTGTTTATCTAAAAATTCTATCAGATTCATAAATAATTGATTTCGTTGGCGGTGATTCGCTCAACTGGGGATGAGTAAATCAGACGCGACTCTCAGTCGCAACAATATTTTATTTTATTTTTTTACTTTTCTATAAGTCGCTGCATCAGAGTACGAAATGCGAGTTCAGCGGTTGCAGGAACTACTCCGTTTCCGCAAAGTCGCAATCTGTCCACCCAGTTTTTACACCCATCAACCATTCGACAAATTCCGGGTTTAGATATTTCCCAGATTCTTCCCCCCTGACTTGAGTTGCAAGGCTCGGAGTATTGCGAAATTTCTCTGATGGACTGCATATTTCTTTTGCCAGATGAGCCGTTGGCGTGGGCCAGTATGAAAACCCGCTTTCTTTGGTGAGGCGCACCACATTCGCTCGCACTGAATAGTCCAACCTCAACTCTGTAATCCATATGTTCCAGTTTTTCGATAGTCCATTCGATGCAAAGAGATCCATCTGGCATTCTGCTGCTAAGTAATCCCTCCACGTTTTCGATGAAGATTGCGTTTGGTTGCATTTCTTCAAGTCCTCGCAACCAGTCGTCGAAAAGGAATCGTTCGTCTGATCCTCCGGCGCGTTTTCCGGCTGTTGAGTGCGGTTGACAAGGGATTCCCGCAACTGCCATATCCACCAGTCCTCGAAACTTTCGGTAAGGGAAGGTAAGCAAATTCGACCAAATAGGAACTTGTGCCAAGAGTCCTTGTTCCATCTTACTGATGAGATTTGCTTGGGCGTACCCCTCAAGTTCACAAAATCCAATGAGCCGCATTCTTTCACCAAGGACTCTTTTGATTCCAAGTCCAAGACCGCCATATCCGGCGCAGAATTCAATAACGGTAATGGGATCGTTATCATTATTCATTTTTTCTAAAGTCTTGCCCGTCACAAACTGCAATAATCCTGTTCCGGCTCATCCTCGAAAGCACCGGGGCAGGGAACACCGTCTCGAAATCTTTCGGACTGAGATTTGTTGTTAAAAGCGTTGGCAACTCTCTGTCCCATCTGTTGTCGAAAATATCCCACATCTTAGGTTCCATCGTCTTGCTAAAAGCATTGGGCCGAACCTCATCGATAAACAACACTGGAAACTTGGAATAGTATTCAATGCACAATTCCTCCTGCCCTTCACCTTTCTGAGCTGCCTGTGTTAGCCGTCTCGAAAGCATCGAAAACTTCGTCATTTTGACTTTCGTCCCAGCCTCGTAAATCGTCCGTGCAATACAGCTCGCCAAATGAGTTTTACCAGTGCCAGGAGGGCCAGACAAAATGAACGTCGATGCTTCGCGGATCTCCTCAACTCTCGCCGCTGTCCACTTTTTCGCTTCAGCGAGCGTTCGTGCTTTTTGCGGAGTCGATGGAGTTAATTGATCGAATGTCGCCGTGATGTATCTGGCAGGGATTCCCGTTTTGCGCGTTAGCTCCGGCTCAAGAACCTCCGGCAATCCACTCTGGCTGGCTGTTTTTAGCCTCTCATCTGCTGGTTGCCATAGACCACAGCACTCATCGCATCTCAGCGGCTTAAAAGAGGGAAATTCAAGCATCCAGCGTGACCGGAATTGTTTTCCGCAATCCAAACAGTCTCTTTGTTCTTCTCGTAAGTTCATTATTGATAATCTTTTGCGACCTGAGCCCAGTCGGTTGTTCCTTGCGTGTTCCAATCTAACGTGTAATCCACTTTCGAGTAGTCCACAAATCCGGCTGAGTTCGTTACCTCGCTGTTTGCTGGGATCTTCTCAGGGAAAACACCTTGCCAGCCGTTTGTTATACTCGCGTTAATCGCTTGTATCGCAATCGATTGTCCATAAGTCGCCAGCTTTGCGAGTAGCTTCTCAGCCATCGTTGGAGTCATTTTGCAACGCTTCTCGATCCTGTGGCGAATGAAATCATCCCATGCGGATCGAAACAATTCTGAGTCCAACTCAACCGGAATTAGAGCGACAGCGACTCGCTTTGTTGCGACAGCAACTTCCCCTTTAGGGGTAAGGGGTTCTTTTATATTCTCGTTCTTGGTTCTTGGTTCTTGGTTCTTGGTTAGCTCAGCATCTGTTGAGCATCCGTTGAGCGTCTGCTCAGCATCCGTTGAGCGTTTGCTTTTTTTGATGTGCTTTTGGCGAGCTTTTGCGGATGCTTCAGCGGCTTTCAATACCTTCTCGTGCTTGTCTTTATACTCGGAAATCTCTTCATCCGCTCGCTTGTTACGGTACTCGTTGTTTTCGTATGTAAAAAACTCATTTAACACCATTAAAAGAGCCTTTTTTTCCTCTTCTGTGTTAGCTAACACGCGTCTTTCAAGCATTTCAATGTTCCCGCAAAGTGGCTTTTCGGTCAAATAATACACATCCAAACAATCCCTGTAGAGCGAACGCTCAACACGCGTAAGATGCCTTGTGGCTGAGTCAAAATCCCCGATGTGATATTTGTACCAATTCATTGTTTTGATTTCCCCCAACGTATTTCGAGCATCTTTTGATAATGTTCTGGCGGTCTGCGTTTCACTTCTCCGAAACCTGCTTTCCCGCCTTTTTTGCCAACCTTTGCTCGGATTTGCTTGAGTATCTCAGATTGGGTCGTTTTGTCAATTTGCTTGCTCATAATAATTAGCTAATGCACAACCGCTTGTGCATTAAGTTGCTGATTTATTCCCAGCCTGGAATTGCTTTTCTCAGCTTGTTTTGGATCTCGTTGTATTGCTTCGCTTGGATCACAATCAACTTTACCTCAGGATGATACTTTGCCATCCGTCGGATCTTTGTGCGGCTTCTCTGATCCATCCAGCCTTTGACTTCGTGGAACACTTCGTTTCCATTATTTTCAAGCACCCAGAAATCCGGTAAATAGCTCACAGTACCACGCTTGACTCCTTCAAACCAGAAGCACTTTGGTTCGTGTTGCCATTCTTTGATCTCTCCAAGTTGTTTGAGATACTCAAGATACCGAGCATAATTTGACTCCCATTTTGAACGGAAGTATTTTCGCTTTCCTCCGATTTCCTGCCATGACGCTTTCCATGTGACTCCTTTGCGCTCATGCGAATATGTGCCATTTTCCCACGCTGTTTTTTTAGCTTTCAAAACAATTTCGGATCTTTCTGCTTTCGTTAGACTTTTTGCAAATGCCTTTGATTTTTGGCCCATAACCGCACGAACTGATTCTGGATGTTTCTTTCCAAAATATCCTTTTGGATGTTCGTTTTCGGAGTGCCACTTTTTGAATCTAGTGCTAATCGCGGCACGTTGTTGTTCATTTTTCAGAAGTTTCCCTTCTGCGTGAAGTCGCTTCATTACAAGGCTTTGATCTGGTCGCTTTTTACCAACTTTGCTTTCTGCTGCCTTTTTCTGAAATGACTTAAAAAAGTCTGATTCGGTGTTAAGTTTTAACTTTAATTCAGAGGCCATCCATCTGATCGCCCCTTCTCCTCTTCCTAAATGCAGCGCACAAAATTGCTTTCCGTGATCTGGGTAATTTGCCTTTAGGAACTCAATATCTTCAGTAGACCATTTTTTGATTTTCACGGATTCATCAAATCAGATTCAGATAATACACACAATATCAGATTGTGATAATTCATAAATAAATTTGAGCGTGTAAGATGCGCTCCCCCTGTAGATTAACCGAGATTAGAAATTCAAGTCGTCGCCGTCGATAGGATCGTTGGCTGATACTGATTTTCGAGGAGATGGCGGAACATAGCCAGCAGGAAGCCAGTCTAAGTTCGTGTATTTTCCGCACTTAGATTTCTTGACCTGCACGTTTACGGTCTTGCCAACGAATTTCTCTGGCAGGATCTCGATTTCTGCGCCTTCTTTTCCGGCTGAGTTTGAGCCGATAATATCGCTAAACGCTTGAACGGTTTCATCTGCGAGCGAGTTGTCTTCGTTGTATCGGAGAACAACAGTCGCCCGGACGTTGAAATAATCCGGACCAACGCCGACGTGGAACTCCCATTTGTCGTCTAGGTTCTTGGTTTTTAGCGGGCCGTGTTCGTCTTCCGAAACTACCTTGACGATTTTTGCGCTTGGATAAACACCAACAGGGGCATCTGTGAGCGGTTTTCGCGGGGCTGATACTTTGATTTTCATGTTATGCTTTTACGAGTGTAGGATTACTTGGTTCTGTTTTTTTGATGAGTCCAGTTGGGAACTCGGTTTCGGGATGGACTTCATCCCAAATCTTCTTGGCTTTAGTAGCCGAAATTGCGCCGTTAGCCATTGCGATCTGCTGCCATGTGATCCGGTTTTCGGCAGTTGCAAAATCCTCTGGAAATACTAGCGAGCGTTGCGATCCTTTGCGGAGTTTCCAGCCGTCAACTTGCTCGCCGTTTGATAGGAGCAGTTTCGCTTTTTCTTCCGCTTTTTCGCGGAATGAGTCTAGGTGTTTGCACTGTGTAAGGAATTTCCCCAACTCAACCGGATTACTCAGCAGTATGTCAAACCGATCAGACGTGAGTGATGCAGCAGTTTCAGCGAGTCCCAGCCGAGCGGAACACGTTGACGATTTCGCGCACCAGTCGCAATAATCGCACGGAGTGGGCCGTTTCTGAGGGTCATTTACGCGAGCGAGAACGGCGTTTACGATCTCTTTTGCGTGAGCGTAGGTAAACGTATGCGAAACCGTCCGCTTCTGGTCAATGAAGGCCAATATCGCAGTCCATTCAGCAACATAGTGTTTTTCCATGCACCCCAACGCATATGCCGCCATCTGGTGCTTATAATCGTAAATCTGACCGGATTTAATATCTACGAGGATACGTTTCTCAGGTATCAGAACATCCATCGTGCCGCCTTTTAGGCCGCTAATATCAACCCACAGCTCAGATTCTAGCGAGATGATTGGCGAATCTCCGGCAATTTCGCGAATCGTCTGCGCTCCCCATTGTATCGCGTAAACGTCATCGGCCTCCATGCCGGAGACCTCAAGCGCGTTCGTTGCTAAGTACTCTCTGATTTTAGCGTCTAGCATCGTCCCGCGAGATGCTGCTTCCGAGGTATATGGTGCGGACTCATAGCAGGGGCATTCTGCGAGTTTTGGAAGTGATGATGGGCGGATCATTTGGATTTTTGTTTAGAATTGATCAACTCACACGCATTAAAAAACTTAATAACTCCAAGCTGCGCCCCGATTAAGGCCGCATTAAGATACATTGAAGAATCAAAATCAGGGACAAGAAGCCCTTTGTTTTGTGCCTCTTTTATTGCAGTTAAGCAGATGTTTTTCATTTCTTCTGGAGCTTCGTCCAAAATTTCTTGGAATGGGAAATTTGTGAAATCAGTAATCATTTCGATGCTTCCTGAGCTGCGTGTTTTTTAGCCTGAGCAACAAACCTATCTGGATTGGCGAGAATAAGCGTCTCTGTCTCGGCGGGCATATCGCGCCATGAGTCTTCCGAGGAGATCCGGCCCAAGAAGCGCAAATACTCGGTGGCCTCTTTGCTGATCGGCTCTAGGTAGTCTCCGATTGGGTCAGCGATATGCTCAAAAGAGTCGTTGTTTGATTCTTGAAGCGATGGGATTGGAGAGTTGTCAACAGGTTCAACCTTAACCTCAACCGTCTGCGGTTTCGAGTCAAACTGCTCGACTTCCTCCGGAGTGTATACGCCAACGCAAACGCCAGGATAAACCGTCCTAATCCCCTCGCTGACAACCCTCGCACGGAGCATGGCGCGAGGATATTGACGCCAAATGTCTTTGCCAGTGAGCCCAGCGCGTTTAGCCATTTCGAGCGTCCACTTAACTTCAACGCTTCCGCCTTGCGGATGGGTGAACAAAGCTGACACAGATTGCTCAGTGTAATCGCGCCATTCGATGCGACCACCAGTGGCTTGGAACCGCGCAACCATAGCGTCACTTTTGAGCGTTGGACGCCCTTGAATGACATGATAATCGCGGGCCGCTAGAGCCGGACTAATGCCCTCGGCTTGCGAGATGAGCATGAGGGCGAGAGCTTGATCGGCTGACCTAACGCCGAACAGGCCGCTTTTAGCGATGGTCTGAGCCATCTGTGAGAGATCCGAATATGGGATGAGTTGCATAGGTTATTGTTTAACGTATTCGTTGAGTATTTCATTCAGCGTGTTTTTCGCGCTGTTGTGACCATATTTTGCAATCGCAATTTGCTGTTTGATCGCAATCTCATCGAGTTTGAGTTGCTCTAAAACCGCCGCAGCTTTAGCTAGATCAAGACGCGCTGTCTCCATCTGTTCAAATGTCACTTTATCTTTTTTCTTAGCCATAAATAATTGATTGATTTGCCCCCATTTCTGGGGGCGGTTGAGTGTTAGCGTTAGCGAGCAGCGATAATTGCAGCGCAACGCAGTTTGATGAATTTCCTGCGCACGTCAGCAGATTTGTTTTCGCGTGCAAACTCAGCTAGAGTCATCATTTGAGATTCAATGTAACGTGGATCGTTGAATGATGTGTAGCGAGGATCGATTCCGTTGGATGATTTCATAATTTGATAATATGCTGATTTTCTAGTCTCGCTCACCGTCATGGCTCGCTCAACTGTTGACAAATATGCACAACCGCTTGTGCATCTGCAAGAAAATTCAAAAAGATTTTTTGCACTTTCTGCAAGTGCTTAATATCCAGCGTTCAACCGATGCGAATCTTTCACTCGCATATACTCCGAGGCGTAAACAAACGCATCTTCAGCAAGCCGCGCAGCGTTCTCAACTCCATACTCAGATTCGAGTATCAATTCCTTCATAAACTCAAGAGCCGCATGATCTAGCGCAGTGATTCCGGAGTTCGCTCGCCCTTGAGCCGATACAGATGGGTAATACGGATGATTCATAGGTCGCCAATTTGCCACCGTCCAAACGATTGCACAACTCTCAAATGTGAGATACTATCGCATTTATGAGTAAACCTATGAAGCAAGAGAAAAAACCTAAGATTGGCGAGACAAAGTACACTCCAGAAATCGCCGCTTATATTTGCGAGCAAATCGCACTTGGCCGCTCCTTGCGATCAGTTTGTCGTGATGAAGGAATGCCGAATAACGCTACCGTAAACGGCTGGGTGATTGATGATAGAGAAGGATTCGCCAAGCAATACGCGCGCGCAAGATTGGCTCAAATGTCCGCCCTTGAAGATGATCTGATTGAAATCGCTGACGTTGAGCCTGGTGTTATGGAAAGTGGCGCGACTGATTCCGGATACGTTGCTCACCAGAAGCTCAAGATCGACACTCGCAAGTGGCTAATGTCGAAGATTGCGCCCAAGAAATACGGAGACAAACTCGATCTACAGCACACTGGCGCAGATGGTAATCCGATTGAGATCCGGCAAATCACTAGAGTGATCGTTGATCCGAAAGCTGAGTGATAAGTGATGCGCTCGAACGAAGTGAGATAATTGAGGTATTCGCTCGGGAATACCGAGAGGGTACACAGAATTGTGTCGAGCCGTAAATTGTAAATCAGACGCTACAGAGTAACTATTTTCCAAACATGAATCTCGAATCGTATAGCAGAAACAAACGATGAAACTGGAAACGCCTAGATGGATGATCCCGCTACTCGCTCCAGCTCGGTATAAAGGAGCCTTCGGAGGACGTGGTTCCGGAAAATCGCACGGGTTTGCGGAGATGTTGGTTGAAGCTCATATCATTGACGCCAATACGAATTCCGTTTGCGTTCGTGAAATTCAGAAGTCGCTGAATCAGTCCGTGAAAAGGCTGATCGAATCAAAGATCGAAGCGATGGGAGTTGGGCACTTGTTTGAGATCCAAGAAGCGCAGATCAAGAACCGGAACGGCAAAGGGCGAATCATCTTTGCTGGTATGCAGAACCATACGAGCGACTCGATTAAATCACTGGAAGGATATGACCGCGCATGGGTTGAGGAGGCTCAGAGTCTCTCACAGAAGAGTCTCGATATGTTACGGCCCACAATCCGAAAGCCTGGCAGTGAGCTTTTGTTTAGTTGGAACCCAAGCAAGGCAAGCGATCCGATTGATCTTCTTCTAAGAGGCGAGCATCCGCCGGCCGGCGCGATCGTTCAGCGGGTAAACTACGATGATAACCCATGGTTCCCAGAGGTGCTGCGCGAAGAGATGGAGTATGATAAACGGAGAGATCCGGACAAATACGCTCACATCTGGCGTGGTGAATACGTTCGGAACTCTGAGGCGAGAGTGTTTAAAAACTGGTCTATTGAAGAGTTCGAGGCTCCTCGTGATGCTGAGTTCCGGTTTGGTGCTGACTTTGGATTTGCGAATGATCCGACAGTGTTGGTGCGATGTTATCTGATAGGTAGGAGATTGTATATTGACTACGAGGCGCAGCAGTTGGGGTGCGAGATTGTAAACACTCCTGAGCTATTCCTAACCGTTCCGGAGTCTGAGCGATGGCCGATTGTTGCAGATTGCGCGAGGCCGGAGACGATTTCACACCTGAGAAAGCATGGGTTCCCAAAGTGTATGCCATGCGTGAAAGGAGCCGGATCCATTGTTGAAGGCGTTGAGTGGATGAAGTCATACGACATTATCGTTCATCCGAGATGCAAACACGTCATAGACGATCTGACCATGTACTCATACAAGATGGATTCTTTGACAGGACTGCCGACGAACATCTTGCAAGACGCCAATAACGATAGCATCGACGCGATTAGGTACGCCCTTGAGGGAGTTCGCAGAATTGCGAAACAGACTCGCAAATTTGATTCACCTATGCCTAGTGTGTCACACTGGTAATTTTTATGAGCAAAACCACCGATTTACAGAGCTTGCATGACCAAGCCCTAACCGAGTTCGACGCAATCCAATCCGCAGTACGCGAGGAGCGGCAACAATGCGTCGAGGACAGGCGGTTTTGCTCAATCAGAGGAGCGCAGTGGGAAGGGCCGCTGCAAATGCAGTTTGAGAACAAGCCGAAATTCGAGGTTAATAAAGTTCAGCCGGCCGTTAATAGGATCATAACTGAGTACCGTAACAACCGGATCAGCGTGGCGTTTGTTTCCAAGGATGGCTCTGAATACGATGAACTTGCAGATGCTTGCGCTGGATTGTATCGGGCTGACACAATAGACAGCGGAGCGGACGAGGCGCATGACAACGCTTTCGAGGAGGCAGTGACGGGCGGATTCGGGGCGTATCGTTTACGGACTGAGTACGAAGAGCCTGAGGACGAGGACGACGACCGGCAACGCATTAGGGTTGAGCCGATATTTGACGCTGACACTAGCGTGTTTTTCGACCTTCAAGCGAAGCGGCAGGACAAAGCGGATGCGAAATCATGCTTCGTGCTATATAGTATGACTCCAGAGGCTTACGAGGAACGATGGAACGAGTCGCCATCGACGTTCCCAAAGGAATTAGGCGAGCGGTTCTTCGATTGGACTACACCGGATGTTGTGTACATCGCCGAGTATTACAAGATCGAGATGACCAGTGAGACGATTCACTTTTTCCAAGGTCTCGATCCGGAAGGTGAGCTTGAGAAGGTGCGTGAAGATGAATTAGAGGAACGACTGCCGATGCTTCAAGCGTCTGGATTCCGTGAGGTGAAGACTAAGAAGGTGAAGCGGCAGCGTTGCCGGAAGTACATATTGAGCGGAAATCGGATCTTGGAAGACTGTGGATACATCGCTGGAAAACATATTCCTATCGTCCCTGTTTATGGGAAACGCTGGTTTGTTGACAACATCGAGCGTTGCATGGGTCACGTCCGGTTGGCTAAAGACGCGCAACGGCTCAAAAATATGCAACTCTCTAAGCTGGGAGAGATTAGCGCACTGTCTAGCGTTGAAAAGCCATTGTTCACTCCTGAGCAAATGGCAGGGCATCAGCTGATGTGGAGTGAGGATAACATCAAGAATTACCCTTATCTGCTGGTCAATCCGATGACCGATATGAATGGCAATCAAGCCGCAGGTGGCCCGATTGGATTCACGCGCTCGCCTCAGATTCCTCCGGCAATGGCAGCTCTGTTGCAAATCACTGAGCAAGATATGCAGGATCTTCTCGGAGCGAACAAGCAGGGCGAGCAGATGGTGTCGAATATCTCAGGCAAAGCGGTTGAGATGATTCAACAGCGGATCGACCTCGGAACAGCGATCTATATTCAGAATTACTCCAAGGCAGTGAAACGTGAGGGCGAGATTTGGCTGAGCATGGCGCAAGAGGTTTATGGTGAACCAGGGCGCAAAATGAAGGTTGTGACCGAGCAAGAAGCGACCGATCAGATCGTTCTGATGAAACCAACAGTAAACGACGAAGGCCAGATCGAGTACGAAAACGACATGAGTGAAGCTACGTTTGATGTGGCCGTGACAGTTGGGCCAAGCAGCGATTCTAAGCGGCAATCCACTGTACGCGCATTGACCGGACTGCTTGCAATAACATCAGATCCAGAGACTCAGCAGGTGCTACAGGCAATGACGCTGATGAACATGGAAGGTGAAGGGATTAGTGATGTGCGCGAATATTTCCGGCGCAAGATGGTTCAGATGGGTGTTGTTAAACCTACTGAGGAAGAACAAGCAGCAATGCAGGCCGCAGGGCAGAATCAGCAACCAACGCCTCAGGATCAGTATATGCTCGCGGCGGCTGAACAAGCTCAAGCAGATGCACAGAAGAAGCGGGCGGACACGATTGGATCTCTTGCCAAAGCGCAGCAGTCCGAGGCAGAGACACAAAAGGTACACGCCGAGACGCTCAAGATATTGAACGAACAAGGCACTCAGGAGATTCCGCAGAGTATTGAGCAAATGCCAGAGCTTAGGCAGATGTTGAGTCAGGTTCAGTAGGGCAACTGACAAGGATTACTTGATAGTTGGATGAGCCGTTCCTCAAAAGGGAGCGGCTTTTCTATGTTTGAATAAGTCGCATATCATTCATTTTCTTTGATTAGCAAATAAGTGGGGAATCTAATTCAACCCCCACTTTGACTTCGGTTTAATAAATCTCTGCTCAAAACGAATGCAGGCATTTTCTTCCACTAGGAAAAATGTTCCTTGCTAATTCAGTGTTCATGCGGCAATTCTTGCCTCGTCATGGATCAAACCAACACGGCAGAAGCTGTCGTTGAAGAGACTCCAGAAGACGAAGTAGTTGATCGAATTGAGACACCGGAGGAGCAAAAGTCTCCCGAGGCTGAAACTCAGACCGCTGAAACTACGGAGTCTGATGAGGTTGAAATCACGATAGCTGGGGAATCGCCAACCCCTGATAATGACGCAAAATCTGAGGCCAATTGGCTCAAAGAGTTGCGTAAAGCGCACCGCGACGCACTTCGCGAGAAACGAGAGCTAGAGACTAAGCTGAAGGCTTTAGAAACTCCTAAGCAGGAAACTGTTCTGGGGAAAAAGCCAACGCTCGCTGATCTAGATTACGATGCTGAGAAATACGAGGCCGAGCTAGAGTCTTGGCACGAACGCAAACGAAAAGTTGAGGCTGAGATAGAAGTCGAGGCTCAGAAGAAAGCGGCGGAGCAAGAGAGCCAAAAGGCTCGTCTAGCTGGCTATCACAAAGCGAAAGCTGAGTTGAAAGTTGCCGATTTCCAAGACGCTGAAGATTCCGTTGTCGAAGCATTAAACGTATCGCAGCAAGCCATCATCGTAAACGGGTCAGACAACTCTGCTGTTGTTATATACGCACTCGGCAAAAACCCAAAGAAGCTGAAGGAGTTAGCAGAGATCAGTGATCCCGTGAAGTTCTCCTTCGCTGTCGCAAAATTGGAGGCTCAGTTGAAAATTACACCCAAAACCAAAGCCCCGCCGCCGGAGCCAAAAGTTGTCGGAACTGCTGCACTTAGTGCTGGAAGTGACGCGCACCTTGAAAAGCTCCGCAGCGAGGCAGAACGAACCGGAGATTACTCAAAGGTTCACAAATACAAACTCAGTTTAAGAAAGTAACTATATGGCTACTAACGCATTCTCTAAAGAAATTCGCGTTGCTTGGGAACAGATGCTCGAAGGTTTCGAGGATCTCCAAGTGATGAGCAAAAACTGCTCGGTATATTCTACCGACAGCACCATGATGGCCCGTGCTAACGACGTCATTTGGCGGCCGCAGCCGTACATCATGACCTCGTATGATGGCGCAGATCAGACTTCCAACTTCTTGGGCAAAACCCAGTTGTCGGTTCCGGCTACGCTTGGCTACCGCAAAGTCGCACCTTGGACGCTCTCCGCTCTTGATCTTCGCGATCAGCTGCAGGAAGGCCGCTTGTTTGATGGCGCAAAACAGAAGCTCGCGTCTGATATTAACGTCGCGTTGATGAACGTGGCCGCTAATGAAGGAACGCTTGTTGTAAAGCGCACCTCGGCTGCTACCGGATTCGACGACGTTGCACAGTGTGAAGCGATTATGAACGAACAAGGCGTACCTGCTTTTGATCGTTACCTTGCTCTCAGCACTCGCGACTACAACGGCATGGCTTCCACGCTCGCAGGAAAAGGCACTCTGACTGGCAAGGCGTTGACTGCTTATGATCGTGCTTACGTTGGCATCATCGGTGGCTTTGATACGTTCAAGCTGGACTACGCAAACCGCATCACTGCTGCTGCTGGCGTTACCGTGACAGTAAACGGTGCAAACCAGTACTACACACCAGTAGCGACTAGCACAACGTCCTCTGGCGCACGTTACAACGTAGACAACCGCTATCAGAACCTTACCATTGGCGTGTCCTCTGGTACGGTTGCTGTTGGCGATTGCTTCACGATTGCTGGCGTTTATGCTGTAAACCACATCACCAAGGCTTCCACTGGACAGCTCAAGACCTTCCGTATCACGGCAATCGTCTCTGGTGGCGGTGGGGCAGGTGTTGTTACAATCAGCCCTCCTATCATCTCCGGCGGTGGAGCAACTCAGGCTGAGCTTCAGTACCAAAACGTATCCGCAACGCCCGCAAACGGTGCTGCAATCACGTTCCTTAATACTGCTGCTGCTTACATCAATCCGTTCTGGCAGAAAGACGCACTGGAAATCCTTCCCGGCAACATCGTTGTCCCTGACAATGCTGGAGCCGCTGTGATGACCGGCACGACTTCCAACGGGATCAAGGTCACGCTTCAGAAGTTCTACGACATCAACACTTCGGAGACGAAGTTCCGCGTAGATACGTTTTTCGGAGTTGTGAACAAACAACCCGAAATGAGCGGGATAATGTTGTTCTCGCAAACATAAGAGTGACAACAACTTAGCATAGCATCAAGCCTCACTGGAGAAATTCAGTGGGGCTTTTTGTTGACGCTAACAAAATGGCCTGATTTAATTACATTGCCCTTCAAAAGCATCCTTGGGTCACGTTTCGCGTGGTCTGAGTGTTAGCCTCGGTTGCTCTTCTGGTTTTCTTTCTTTTTCCAGCTGAGTGACCGAGGCTTTTTGTTGCTTGAAATTCACTTTCCGAAGGTGTACACAAACCGATGAGGGCTCTAAATCTCATCCGTTCTTGTGACCTCCAGTAATGGGGGTGCAAGGGCGGCCTGCTCTAGTGCGTCGATAGAATCTGCATGGAGCTTGTATTCTCTGTAACTCAGTGGTTAGAGCCGTCGTCTAACAAGCGGCGAAGATGCGGGTATACGCATGTGCGTGAGTTCGATCCTCACCAGAGAAGAAAGCCTGTCCTGTGAAAATGGGGCAGGCTTTTTATTGACTAGATTCCACTGTTCGGCTTATTTGCCAACAACCATTGTGATGAATGGACTTGATATTGAGGCCTGCTCTCGCTGTCGTGTGACAGATTGGGAGTGGGCCTCTTTATTTGTATGAACGATCCCGTAAATAATCCGGCTCACTACACATCCAATTCCAGCGGGATTGAGTGCATTGACGTTGTGGAGCATCTCAACTTTTGCCGAGGTAACGCAATTAAGTACATCTGGCGAGCTGGATTAAAGGGAGATGAGATTGAGGATCTCAAGAAAGCGGCTTGGTATATTGCTCGCGAGATCCAGCGACTTGAACGGGCAAAGTCTGCCTAGTTTCTGTTGCATTGCATAAGTGAAACTGATATTCGTTCGGTGATGAGTACGCCGACGATGCTTTATAAACACCCCGGATCACACGAGATTCACGGGGATAAATTCGATTACATCATCGTTGATGCGGACGATGCTTCTGCGCTCTCGGATGCTCTTGACGCTGGATGGCATTTGACCACAACGGAAGCCAAGGCGGCTGCCTCAACTGTCGAGGAAACCTCGGTAGTTGCTGAGTATTTAGAGACAATTCGCGAGACACCGAGACGCGGACGTCCGAAGAAAGCCACTGATGTTGAGGTAATTCCATCGGACATTTAACGGGACAAAATGGGATACTCAAAACGCCAATTTGTGATCGGTGCGCTTGAAGAAGCGGGATTGGCGAACTACGTCTACGACCTTGCGCCTGAGCAAATCCAGTCCGCTTGCCGAAAGTTGGATCAAATGATGGCAACATGGGCAGGCAAAGGGATTAACCTGAGCTATCCAACTGCGATTGATCCGGAAAACACGAACGTAGACACGGATACAAATGTTCCAGAATACGCGAATGAGGCGATTATCACGGGGTTAGCAGTGCGACTTGGGCCGCAATACGGAAAGAATCTCTCTCCTGAGACAAAGATGGCGGCAAAATCTGCCTATGAGGTCTTGCTTTTGCAAAACGCTTCGGTCATACCTATGCAGTTCCCGAACACTTTGCCGGTCGGTGGCGGGAACAAGAGGAACCTGCTTCCTGCACCGTTTATGCCAACGCCGGACACTTCCTCGATTCGCAGCACTCCTAACGATCAGCTTTTCTTGACCTAATGGGCAACTCGATTTCACAACTAACGCGAACAGATACTTGCGATGCGTCTACATTGTTCGCAGTTTCCCAGAACGGACAGGACTACTCGATGTTGCCTGCGCCATTATCGACTTACCTTGATTCTCTGGCGACTACTTCGCAGACGTTGATTCAGTATTCTGCACCGAGTGCGACTGGATTTTCGACAACTGCACCGACGACCACGGGAGATGTTTGGCTGGTGCTAACTCCTGCGGCAAATTACGCAGCTGGAACGATCAATCTGCCATCATCCGCCTACGCAACCGAGAATCAAGAGGTGCTGGTGAACTGCACTCGTAGCGTGACGACTTTGGATGTGCTTTCAAGCGGATGTTCTGTTGTAGGGCATCCAACTTCTCTCGCTGTTAATGGCTACTTCAAGATGAAGTATGAGCCTGTTTTGCAAACTTGGTATCGCGTAGGATAATATGAGTCTAAATCAACCTTTCATTCCTAAAGGCGGCGGCGGGCAATGGGTGACTGCATCCGTTTCAGCAACTCGCATTACAAGCGGCGGCGGCTCTGAGTCGATGTGTTTCACGGCTCCGGTAACGAATACTGAAACAGCGTATGTGCGCTGTGGTGATTCAACTGTGGTCGCTACTAATGCTGATTATCCGATGCTTCCGGGGGCGCAGGTTTCTATTGGAAAGTTCGTAGATTGGGATTCGGTTTCACTCGTTTGTCCAACTGGCACAGCTGAAGTTCAAGTATTACCAGGGATCGGAATATGATTCGGTATCACACTCGCTCGCGGTCCAAAGTCTACACGCATGGAGCGGTCATTCCTGACACTCCTCGGCTGGATTTCAGCAAGACAATCAACTCGATGTATTTAACAGGCGGCATCTTTTTCTAATTTATGGCACAGGTACAAGTAAAAGACGGCCTCGGGGCCTTAACAACGGCTGCTCTCGTAACCAATACGGGTCAGACGACGATGGTCAATTCGTTGCCCGTTACATTTGCCAGCGATCAGAGTCCGCTTTCGGTGCATGACGCGACGACTGACACCAACACGACTGGGACGCTCACGGGCGGTTCTCCTACGCTGGAAATCGACACGAACGCGATTTACAACACCGCTATTGAGATCACGGGAACATGGGCAGGGGTTGTCGTATTTGAGTACACTCCTGACGCATCTAGTCCGATATGGTATCCGTTGAGGGTTTTTACTCAGGGCGGAGACACCGGAACGGTTGCGTCCACATCTGCTAACGGGGTCTTCTTTGCGACGACTGGCGGGATGCAGAAGATCCGTGCTAACTTCAGCGTTGCGACTTCTGGGACGGTCAATGTCGTCTTTAACGCTTCCATTGCACAGCAGGCGCTCACGGTATCTAACCTTTCAGAGAACATCTGGACGTGTTCGTTTGCTAATACGAACGCATCAGCACTAAGTTGCGACCAGTTTCGACAGATTTACAAATCGGCGGGCGTTACGCTTTCTCAGGCTTCTGGAAACTTGGCGGTGGTTGCGTCTAACGTGGCCAATGAGGAGTGGCTTGCGGTTTCCACTCGCAGTTGGAATGGGGCTTTCAACGCTCGATATAAGGCAATTCTGTCGCAACGTATCGCGCAGAATAATTTTGTCGTCACGCTTGCCGACAAGATTGGGGAGGGATTAACGCTCACCGTAAATAGTGCGACTTCTGTTACTGTTGCTGGGGTTCCCGGAACTTGGACTTCTGAGAATGTCGGTCAGTTTATGAATATCGGGGCCGTTGGGGGCCTCGCTGGTATGACTCCTGGGCGTTGGGCTATCGCTTCGGTTTCTGGCAGTGATTTGACGTTCACTGTCACGGCAATGGGGATCTCTAGCGGCTCTACGACTTGTACCCTGTTTGGATGGAACTCGTATCGGTGTCTATACGATTCGACCAGTGCGACCAGCGCGAAGGTCGACGCTCAACGCAAAGGGTGGGCGTCTGGGGATACAACGGCAACAATTAATACGACTGCATCGCCAGGACATACAGGGATGTTCGATGTGCGTGGACGTGATTTCATATACAATGACTCTGTTGTAGCGTCTTCGACTGCTCCAAGGTTCCTCACCAAAGCGTCTCGGTACGAAAATCTTCCAGATCAAGACGTTCAGCTGTTCCTGTTCTTGTGGAGCTTCAATGGAACATCTGCTCCTGCGAGTGCGACCACATGGACAATAGGTTTCACAGCAGTCGAATCGTACCCAAAAAACCCTGTATTTTTAGCAGGCATCAATCAACCAGGGAGTGCGATTGCTCTTCCTGTTGCGGGTACATTAACGACCGAAGGCCTGTTCCCAGTTGGAGGCCACACCCCGATTGGGTCTTTAGCCATTGCTAATCCGATTTTAATGGGGGGTGTTGATAGCTCCACTCAGATCAAACGACTCCAAACAGATCCACTTGGGGCATTGCAAATTGTCGGTGCTGGTGAGTCAGTGACGCAGTTCAGCTTATCTGCCGCTAGCGGGACTCCAGCGGATGGTACGGTTAGCAAAATCATCATCGCGCCTCGAGTTGAGTCTGATTTCCTAATCGGGTTCGCATCCATCGGATCTTCGACAGGATTTCAGGTTGAATACAGTTACGACAACATAACGTACACCACGATGCCCGTGGCTCGTATTGATAACAATGCGATCTCTCAGCAGATCGGGGCATTGTACTCGCCATTTGTCCCAGTGGCCGGATCTGTATGGCGCGGGAAAACATACGGGGCTCCTTATATTCGTATCCATAATATGTCCGGAGGCGGAACGCCAACGGGACTTGTCCGTATTGTTCCGATTGGAGCGGCTCAGATAGACCAATCCTCGGTTTCTGCGTGGACGTTCTCGACTGCTGGCATCATTGAAGCTGCTGGTACCGCAAACGGGACTGCTGCTATCGGGACGATGCGAACGATGCAGATCCCAGTGAAGGGGTCGATGAAGGCTCGTCTTAACATTGACGCAATGATGAGTACTGGGCAGTCGATTGTTTTAGAGGGGTCAGTAGATGGCACAAACTACACGTCTACACTTCAACTTGCTCCGCTATCTGGTGGAAGTCTGGTTACAGCTTGCTTGTCAGGGGCCAGCACAACAACGGCGCAACCTACTATCGGGGTATTTGAGTCTGATGTGAGCGGGTTTGCCTCTGTACGGGCTCGCATGGCCTTGTCTGGTGCTGGAACATCAACCAACGGTGTTTCATCGTATGCCCACGGGGCGTTAAAGCTGATTCCGGTTCAATCAAACAGGCTGAGCGTTGGTGTCACAACATCTGCTGTAACTAGTTTCACGACTACATTCCCAGCGGTTTCAATGGCTGTTGCTGCAAATCCAAACAGACGCTTGGTTGTTCTGAAAAACGAAGGGGCAGGCACTCTGTACTACGGGTTTGGATCAGCTACAAGTGCGTTAACTTCGACCTCGTACACTGACATCGTTGCACCTGGGGATTCGGCTTGGTTGGCCAATATTAACCAGCAAGTGAATATCTCATTTGGAGCGGCTGGAACGGCTCGCGTAACAGAGTTGATGTAATCCCATGTTGGTTCTCATTGATCCACTATCAAATAGGACGATTGATCCTAACTCGAAACGGTTCTCGCTTTTACAGAAGCGAGCATCGACGGGTCCGGTCGATCCCTATTACACATATGTGACTGCGCTGTTACATTTCGATGGGACAAACGGATCAACTTCAACTCCAACAAATGCTCCTGCTGGATCTGCAACGTGGTCTCCAAGTATTGGAACGATCACTACGGCACAGAGTGTTTTTGGTGGAGCGAGCATGAACCTAACTGCTGGGAATGCTTACGTAACCGCTTCAACAAATGCCCCTTTAACACTTGGGTCTGGGGATTGGACAGTTGAAGGATGGTGGCAGTTTAGCACAACGGCTGGCGATCAAGTTTTAACCGAGCAATCGTCCGGCGGTCCTACATTTGAGTTCTACAAATCATCCGCAGGAGCATTGAGGATCGTGCAGAATGCCACTGATGTTTCTCTTGGGACATGGACTGGTGTCACCACTGGAGTTTGGTATCATGTGGCGGTTGTCCGCTTTGGTTCGACTGTTTACGGCTACATAAACGGCACTCAGACCGGATCAACTGCGGCGCAAACGATTGCTGACGGTGGAGGATCAACAAAAGTTGGAGGCCATGCTGGGGCTTATTTCTCTGGATACGTTGACGAATATCGGGTGACAAAAGGCATTGCTCGCTACACATCAAATTTCACAGTGCCAGGATCTCCGTTCCCTAACCGTTAATTTCTATGCTCGTAGCAAAAATCGAAAACAACACAGTGATTTCTGTAGGGGATGCGAACAGCAATCCTGAGATACGGAAGCCTTTTACTTACGATGAATTGAAATCGTGGGGATATGTGAGTTGCATTTACACGATCGACCACAACCGCTTCACGCAAAAGCTCGTTGAGTGTACGCCTTACGTTTACGCGTCACCGAATACGGGAGAAAAGTTCTGCGCGATGGTGGAAGCTGTAGCATTGACCACTGAAGAACGCGAAGGGAAGAAATCGGAGGCGTTGGTTGAGTTGAAACTTCAGCGCAATTTCTTGCTAGATAAATGCCTTTGGACTCAGGCAGCAGATGAACGCGCAATTATTGGGGCAACGAAAGCGGCTGAATGGGATGCGTATCGGCAAGCGGTTCGTGACGTGCCATTCCTGAGTGCTGATCCAACTGCGCCTAATCCTTGGCCCACTGAACCTGCTGCATAAATATGAGTGACGCACTTAAGCCGAAATACAATCTAACGGTAGGAAGCGCAGTCGCTCCAACGACCAGTGCGCTTGTCACATATGAGCTTGCCGAAAACGGCTACACGGGGCGTTTATACCTCAACAAAGAGGATGATACGGTTGTCGATGTCGCCAAGGTTCAGCTCACTGGAGACGTTACAGGCACGACTGCTGCGCCAACGTCAAACACGGATGGCGGGACGATTGTTGCCTCTGTTGAGAAGCTCCTTGGCCGAGCATTGTCAACGACGGCTCCGGCCTCTCTTGAGACTCTTGTTTATTCGACAACGGACGGCAAGTGGACTCCTGCGGCTCCTACGTTCAGCAATTTCCCGTTGAGCAATCAAGCTGCAACAACGGATCAAATCTTGGTTTACACAACCGAGACGGACAGTGTGAATCGGTGGGTTCCGACAAGCGTTCCTTTCATTAAGGAAATTGTGAAGTTCGACGGTTCGTTGGCAAATTGCACGATCAAGACCGGAACGTATTCACGATCTGGAACGACGATCACCGTTTCTATTTCATCGCACGGATTTGAGGTTGGTAATCTGCTGTATCTCAACTGTACGACTGGAACAGGGACAGATGAGGAATACGAAGTTACAGGGGTTACAGATGCCAACACTTTCACCGTAACAGATACAGCTTCCGGAGCGACTAGTGGCACCTGTCAGTTCCTTGTTTGTGATGACTCCTACACCACTGGGATGCGGATCATCTACGGATCAAAAACAACTGCTGCTTCTTATTACTGCAACTACAAAAAGACCTACGCGAATGGGGCTTCTCCAGTTGTTACGCTTTCAACGATTGAATCTGGAGGAGGATTTACGAACTGCACCATCATTTACATGGATTACAATTCGTACCTTGGAAGAGCGGTTGCGCGTACTGCTAATGCTTTTGGGTTTAGTGGTCAAAACTACTCCGGAACGGCTCAGGAAACGGGCGTAAACTCGATGGTCTGCATTTTTTAACGGATGCAAATCCCGATACTTAACGGTGTATACACAGATAGAGCTTCTAATGTACGAACTTCGTACCCTAGAAACCTTGTGCCTGTACCGAAATCGTCGGGCGTCTCGGACGGGTTTTTGCGTCCGGCTGATGGAATTATCGGGGTGGCTTCTGGCACTGGGATTGATCGTGGTGGGATTGAGTGGAATGGAGTGCTTTACCGAGTCTTGGGAACAAAGCTCTGTTCAATCTCTGAAGGCTTTACGATCACTGAGCTTGGAGACGTTGGTGGGACTGGTCAGGTAACGCTGGACTACTCGTTTGATTACCTCGCGATTGCTTCAAGCGAGAAATTCTTTCTCTATCGTCCATCGACCGGACTTCAGCAGGTCACTGATGAGGATTTAGGGCCAGTTGTAGACTTCTGCTGGGTGGATGGATACTTTATGACAACGGATGGAGAGTTTTTGATCGTCACTGAGTTGACTGATCCGTTCTCCGTTAATCCTCTCAAATACGGCTCCTCTGAAGCTGATCCTGACCCGATTCTTTCACTTGTTAAGTTGCGAAACGAGGTTTACGCGATCAACAGACACACGATTGAGGTTTTCAACAACGTAGGAGGATCTGGTTTTCCATTTCAGCGCGTGGAAGGTGGACAGGTTCAAAAGGGATGTATCGGAACCCATGCGGCCTGCTTGTTTCTAGACGGTATCGCGTTCATGGGAGGTGCTAGAAACGAAGCTCCTGCAATTTACATCACTGCCGGAGCAACTTCACAGAAGATTAGTTCGCGTGAAGTTGACTTGGTTCTGTTGCGTTACACGGAAGCGCAACTTGCAGACACGCTGATCGAATCGCGGACGTATCAAGGACTATCGCAGCTGTACATTCATCTCCCTGGTGTCACATACGTCTACGATGCGGCGGCAAGTGCTGCGATGGGTCAACCAATCTGGTTCACGTTATCCAGCTCTCTAAACGAGACGGCTTATCGCGGACGAAACATGATCTGGTGTTACAACAAATGGATTGTAGGAGATCCGTTTCAAGATCGGATTGGGTATCTGACTCAGACGGTTTCAAGCCATTGGGGCGAAAAGGTCGGGTGGGAATGCACTACGCCAATCATGTACAACAACTCAAAGGGGGTCATTCTGCACGATCTTGAACTTGTTTCGCTGACTGGTCGCGCCGCACTCGGGGACGATCCTACGATCTGGACTTCGTGGAGCTTGGACGGTGAGGTTTGGTCGCAAGAGTGGACTTGTCGCGCTGGTGTTCAAGGCAATCGAGCCAAGCGTATCATATGGTTTCGGCAAGGGACGATGCAGACCACACGGATTCAGCGTTTCCGAGGAACATCTGACGCGCATATCTCAATTTTGAGACTGGAGGCTACGGTTGAGCCGTTGTACGTTTAATGTCAACGACTTCACTCACACGCGCAGATTTGCAGAAGTTTCTCCCAGATTTGAGAAGCGTTCGCGTTTTTGAGGATCTGATAGCAAATACGCAATCGTCGCAAAACTACGGGCCGGAGATTGCAGCACTTCAATCTGGACTAGCATCAACAAACGCCGAGGTGGATGCGTTGCAAGTATCGCTCAATCAGACCAACGCTGATGTTCAGTCGCTTTCAACATCAGTCGGAGATACAAATACAACAGTCGCAGCACTTCAAGCGTCTCTCACGTTGGTTTCAAGCGACCTGCAAACACTCACCACATACGTCTACGCTAATCTCCCGCCTGACTACGGCACTTACTGATTGAGTTTTGGCGACGAATTAGTTTTACTTATACTGTGACTGAACTTTGCCCAGTTGAATCACATGATCTAGTTGAGATCAATATGAACGCTTCACTTGATGAAGTGGAATTGGCAGTGCTTGATCTTCCGCAGGTTGAATGCTCAATGGTTCATCGTTTTGGCAATGGCATCTACATCAGAGAGCTAACAATGCCAAAGGGAACGTTGATTGTTGGTCATAATCACAGGCACAATCACACAAACTTCATCCTAAAGGGAAAGGCTATCATGCACACGGAGGGGAATCCTCCTATGACGCTTGAAGCTCCTATGGTTTTCGAGTGGGGGCCGGGACGTAAGGTCATTTACAACTTAGAGGAAACGGTTTGGCAGAATGTTCACGCAATCAAATCCCGTGATCTGGATGAGATTGAAGAGTTTCTGTACGATAAATCAGACGGGTCACGGGCTTACGTTCAAGGCATGCACGATGCAGAGACGGCTTATCGCAAAGCTGACTTAGAGGATTTTGAGTGTCTTGATTTATCTGATAGATTTTACCCTCTTGGAGACATTTGTGACTACCCATTTGGAATGGAGTCTTGCGTCCAAATTCGTTCAAGTCGGATTCACGGCAAGGGATGCTTTATCGGAGCCGGAGTTCCTGCCATGTCGATTATTGCTCCAATACGATTAAGCGGAAAATGGACGGAGGCGGCTAGGTTTGTAAACCATTCCTGCCGTCCTAATTGCTTTTTTGTTAAGTCTGATTCTGGTGATGTTGTGCTTATGTCATTCCGTGACATAAGAAACCCAATCGCAGGGCAATCATGCGAGGAATTGACCATTGATTACAAGCAAGCAACAAAAGTCTTAAATATGAAGGAGGACTCAATATGAGCGCATGGGTGGCTGGAGGTTTAGCGTTAGCGTCTGTGGCAGCTGGTGCGTATGCCGCAAATAAAAGAGCGTCTGCTGCAAGAAGGGCAGCGGGACAGCAGATTGATATGTATAACAGGGGGGTTTCTGAGCAAGAAGCAAAACTTGCCGATATTAAAGACCTACTTTCTCCTTACACTGATCTTGGCAAGAAGGCTTTAGAAAGTCAGGGCAATCTGATTGGGCTTGGCACTCCAGAACAACAACGTAAAGCGATTTCCAACATTGAGCAGGGACCGCAATTCCAAGCGATGCAACAGCAGGGTGAAAACTCGCTTTTGCAGAACGCTTCTGCAACCGGAGGACTTCGGGGAGGAAACATTGAATCGGCATTGGCGCAGTTTCGTCCGAGCCTGCTTTCGTCGCTAATTCAACAGCAGTTTAGCCAACTCGGGGGACTGAGCGGGCAGGGATTGCAAGCGTCTAACGCATTGAGTGGGTTCACTCAGAACACTGGGAACAACAAGTCTCAGCTATTCGGACAAATCGGAGCGGCTCAGGCAGGGGCAACTAACGCGCAAGGTGCAGCAAATGCGGCTCCGTGGCAGATGGCTAGTGACTTGGCTGGAAGTTATTCTGGGATGGTTGCTGGGAATTATCTAAAGGGTGGAAGTTCATTCTCCACTCCGCAATACGGTGGAACGCAAAACGTGCAAGGCGGCACAATGAACAACGGGATCTTTACTTCGACCTAATTTATGCCAGATCCGATCAACTACTTAGCAGGAATGCAAGATCCTGCATCCGGCAATTTCCTGCGAGCGTTCCAAGGAGGTATCCAGATGGGCTTGCAAGCTCCGTCTGCGCTTGAGCGTGAGGCCCAACAAGAGGCGATCAACCTTTCGCGTGTTCAGCAGGATTCGTCTCGATTACAACAGAATATCCTTCAGCAGAAACTTGCAGAAGATCAAAGGGTGGAAGAGTTCAAGCAAAAGGCCGCTGATAATTATTGGAGTACGTTGCAAGACGTAAATGCGACTCCGGAGCAAATCACATCATCTAAGCAGGGGCTTTTTTACGCTTTTCCAGAGCTTGCAAAGCAAAATGAAGCGATGCAGAAAAACGCCACTGAACTCCAGAAAGGATTTGCTAGTAGCATGGCAAAGAGACTTGTGGTTGCAATGGATTCTAAAGATCCAAACGTTATTGATACAACGTTTAACGAACTGGAGACGGCAGCAAAAAGCAAACCAGAGCTTGCGATGAATCTTCAAGGTCTCAAAACGATAAGAGATCTTCACGCAAAGAGTACGGAGTCAGCTTACGGAATGGCTCGATCTGTTGTTGCTGATTCTGATCCGAAGTTTCTGTCTGAATATTACGATTCACGCAAAAAACAGAAAGAAGCTGAAGGTGTTGTAGATTCCGAGTTGCCCCTAAAGGAAAAAAATCAATTTATCGAGGATCAGCGAAAAACATGGGAAAAGGCATTTGCGCCTTACAATATCCGGCAAGAGAACTTCTCTATCATCCAGAACGCTAATCCAGATAAAATCGGAGACACCGCTAGGATTAAAGCGTTTGTTAAGATGATAACTCCAAACGAATCTGTGATGGAGGGCGATGTTCGTTCTATTTCAAATCCTGCTGATACTGTTGGCGGATTCTTGGCTAACATTCAGCGCAAATTTGATTCAACTGGGCTACTTGAACAGACAGATAGAGATGCGATCGAGAGAGAGTCTGAATCTCTATTTAACCGATCAAGGGGCAAGGTTGAGTACACTCGGAAAAGCATGACTCCGCTACTAAAGCGGAACAACGTTGATCCTGCTGACGTGTTTATTTTTGACATGGGAGAAAACGCAAAAAAGAAAGAGCAACCAACAAAGCCAAATCTCACTCCATACGGAACAACTTCCGCAACACTTCCTTCTCGTTCAAGTGCGATGGCGATTAGTGCGCCACCGGCAAAAGGAGGAAACTTGACTCAATATCAAATTGCAGCTGCGAAACGACAAGCAGATAGAGAAGCCGGATTGCCAGTTGATAACACTCCGGTGGACTTAGGTGAACCAAAGTTCCTTGAGTTAATTTCTCCGTCTGGTGTTCAGTTCAAACGGGCCAAATAACGATGCCTACTTATTCCGTATCTGTTGATGGTGCTGAATATTCGTTCGATGCTCCGGACGATAAAGCGGCAGGCTTGTACGCTGATGACATTTATAAATCGGTAACGGCTGGAACTGCAAAGCCGCTTGAACAAGCTGCTGCTGCGCCGGAAATTGGCGGAATGTTTGACGAGTTCGGCGGCTCAGTTGGTAACGAGTGGATTGACCGCTTGAAAGGTCTTCCTGCTGCGATGAAAGAGGCTTTTACTGGCGAACAACGTCAGACGGAAGCGACTCGCACAACTCCGGATTATCGCGCTGCTGGCGGGATGCCTGAGATGGCGAGCGTCACAATGCCTTCACTCAAAGCTGCTGCTGGAACGCTCGCATCTGGGCCGGAGGAGACTGCAAGGATCATCAAATCGAAATTCCCAAACGTCCAAGTATTCAACGACGAAAAAGGGAACTTCTTTCTGAAGTCTGCGGTAGATGGAAAAACCTACGCGATTCAACCAGGATTCAACGCTGGCGACATTTTGCGCGGCATTGGCACTGTTGGACAGTACATGATCGGTGGCGAGGTCGCAGGGGCCGCAAAGGGCCTTAAAGCTGGATTACAAGGTGCAAAAACACTTGAGAAAGCTGGGATGCTTGAACGCGCGTTGGGATCTGCAATAGGGCAAACTGGCATTGAGGCTTCACAAGCTGCGACTGGAGGGACTTTCGATACTGCTACAATTCCGGAAGCGGCTGCTGCTGATATTGGAATCGGGCTTATAGGCAAAGGTGCTTCTGCGCTGAACAAATCGCTTAAATCTCCTACCATTTCCGGTGCACTTGAATCTGGCGGATTCGGCGTTGCTGGCGGTGAAGGTGCATCTATTCCAGCAAGCGAAGTCGCTGGTGCTGCTGAACGAATGGCAAAAGGTGAATCTGTCACTGCTGCCGCTCCAATTTCGCAAGAGCAACTCATCACTCTAGTGAAGATCGCAGGCGTTAAAGGTAACACGCAGGCAAAAGAGCGTCTTGCATCGTTGCTTGATGTGGATCCAACGCTATTGGATTACGCCAAAGAATTGGGGCTTGATTTGCCAGTTGATGTGCTTTCAAGGAATCGTCAATTGAAGGGCGCGATTGGCCTTGGCAGGTCTCAAGCGGCATCTGGTGAAGCGGCTGGATGGCAACAGGCGGTTCAAGATTCGATGGCTAAGTTTGACGATATTGTTGAAAGCCTTGGAGTGAAAGATGACGTAGCAGGCATTTCAGACAAAACGCGAAAAACGCTAACTGATGCCATTCAAGATTTAGAAGGACAAGCAAAGCCGCTTTACTCAGAGATTGAACAAGTTGTAACTCCAGAGTCAGGAGTTAGGGCAAGCAAACTGAGATCTGTTCTTGAAGAGTCACTCGCCAAAAAAGGAGGAAGGGTTGAGCGATTAACTCCAGTTGAGCGTGATTTGCTTAAAGAATTAGACGCCGGGAATGTCACTTGGGATTTCATCAAAGGTGAAAAGATGGATCTTGGTGAATCCGCTTTTAATCCATCATCGAAGTTTTCCGCTGTTGTTAAGGCGCAGAAAGCAAAGTTGTATGATGCAATGAAGGAGGATCTCCGCGCGGCGGTTGCTGATACTGGAGACGCTGAACTTTTGGCTAAATACGATTTAGCGCAATCACTCCACGCTAAAAAGATGGAGTTCAAAGATAAGATCCTTCAAGGGTTTGGAAAGACCGATGAGGGGACTCTGATTGGCGCGATGAATAAAGTGGTTCGCGGTTTGAGGTCCGGAGACACTAAAGATTTGGTTCGTTTCAATATGGTTGTTCCAAAAGAGCAACAAGAGGAAGCGTTGCTTACTGCGATTTTCGACGCCACAAAAGCAAAGTCCGGAGAAGGTGTTAGCCAATTTGGACACGCTGAATATGTGAAGTTGTTCAGTGATATTGCGAAACGGCCAAACGTAGCGGCGAAAGTATCTGAGGTTGTCGGGAAGGAGAAGTTTGCAACGATGCAGAAGATGTACGCATTGTCGAAAGCGATTCAAGAGTCCCGCGCAAACGTTAAAGGAACAGGGGCTTCTTTGCAGTGGAATAAGGCACTTGAGCCAACTGGGATCGTTGAAAAGTCAATAGATCAACTCAGCGCAGCAAATATCGGAAAAGCGGTTGGTGGCGCGGCTGGATTGGCGGTTGGAGGGCCAGGTGGAGCATTGGTCGGAGGAACGCTTGGGCATTTCATAGGACAATCCTTAGCCAAAGCACCGCCCGATAAACTCGGCCTTGTAAACGCAATGTTCGGATCTCCAGAGTTCAAGAATCTGGCAATCAAAGCCGCTACTCAGCCAAGGGTATCCAATACTGACGTAAACAAACTGATATTCTCTCCAGCCTTTAGAAAGTTCGCTAAAGAAACCGGAATGGACATGAGCAAAAAAGCACTTACTGCATGGGTCACTGACTCGTTACAACCGAAAACCAAATCTGACAAATGATCCAACAGGCTTATCCAACTTTCACCGACATCGACGGCACTCCTTTGGAGACTGGTTATCTCTATATTGGGACGGCTGGACTTAATCCAGAAACGTCACCGATTACCGTATATTGGGACTCCGCGCAGACTCAGCCGGCCGCGCAACCTATCCGCACTAGTGGAGGGGCTCCAGCTCGCAACGGCTCACCAGCGGCTTTGTATGGCCCCTCGACGTACTCTCTAACGGTTCGCAATAAGAACTCTGAGATTGTCACGACGAATCTAAACGTGGATAACTCTCCGGATTACGGGACTTATTGAAATGGAACAGAAACTTCTTGAGATGGTATCGACGCAGGGGCCGCTTGCCGCATTTATGGGGCTAGTGATTTGGTGGCAACGATCATCTAATACAGCATTAAATGACTCCGTGAAAGCTATCCAAGACGAACGCTTCGCAGCAATGGAAGCGCACATTTCCAAGCTGGAAGCAAAAAGCGACTCTTGCGAAGAAGACAGGAAAAAACTTTGGGAAAGCAACGCTAGGATGCAGGAACGGATCGCAGAATTAACCTCACACTCTCGATAATATGAAAAACCTACTGAAAAACTACGTCTCTCAGCCTTCTACTTGGCTCGGACTCGCTAAACTAGGCGCAGCTCTCGGCCTTTACTCTACAGGAATCGGTGGCGCAGTGGCTTCGATCGTTGTCGCAGTATTCGGGGCCGTTGACGTTGTTCGCAACGAAAAGACGATGTTATGAGTTTCGACCCGCGCACTGAGAAGTGTCTGAGTAGTCTGTTGCCTAAAGTGCAGAAGAACTTCCGCGACTTTATGACGGAAGCACAGGCTTTAGCGGCTTCCAAAGGGCTTCAATACAAAGCAATCTGCGGAACTCGCACTTGGGAAGATCAAGCCGAACTCTACGCGCAAGGCCGAACAAAACCCGGCAAGATCGTCACGAAAGCTCCTCCAGGATCTTCGTTTCACAACTTTGGACTAGCGATTGACTGCGGCGTTTTCAAAGGTGGATCGTATCTAGACGACGAATCACCCGCTGAAGCTGATCGATTTCATCGTCTCGCTTCGGCAATTGCAAAGCGCAACGGACTGCGATGGGGCGGAGATTTCCGCAGCATAACAGACACTCCACATTTTGAGTACGACACTCAGCGCACCCTTGCTGAAATGCGTGACTTGCATAACAAAGGCAAAGATGCGCTCGCGTAATCACGTTACGATGTTCCCGTGTAAACGGCTTTGGTTATGTCGCTTTGGTGGTCGCAAGTCGAAGTAGCCTGCGCTTGTGCTGGTAGTCGATCTGATACCATTTCTGCGCGTTCGTTAGCGGCTTCCTGACTCGCTTCGGCTTCTGCGTCCGAGGCTTCCGGTGAGATTTGTACTCGCTAACCAGCGCGTCTATCTCACCAATCGGAAGCGGCTCTTTCATCTGTTTTCAGTTCCTTCAACGTCTTGCGACATACTCCCATCGTCCGCAACTCCTTTTCAAACAAGAGTGGCGCAATGTTCTCCTGCTCCAAGATGTTAAGCAGCATTTCGACCAAGAATATCGCGCTGTCTATCTTTTCGTTTGGCATATTTGCGTTGGTTTATTTCGAGTTTGCGCTCCGGCGTTAGATTTGCCCACCAATTGCGAGTTGATTCAGCGACTCGGCCTCGTATCTCATCTCGCTTTTCCGGCGACTGCTCACTTACCCATCTCCGCTTGTACTCTGTGTTTGTTAGGCAGCTAAACGGCTTTCTATGCGCTTCTGCCGCTGTTTCTCGCGCCACTTTGCTTTCGATGCTAGCTGCGCTCGATAATACTCTTCTCGTTTCTCTGGACTCAGTGATGCTTCCCATTTTCTCTTGTATTCGTTGTGACGCTTCTTCTGTTCGTCGTTCAATTTGTATTTTCCGTGAATCTGTTCGTGTTTGAGTTTCGCTCGTTTAATTGACTCTTTGCGCCGCTTGATTCGCTCCTCTTCTGGCAGCTTAAACGGGCTTACTCGCTTCTCTGACGGAATCATCGCCCATCTACGTTTAGCGGCTTCTGAGCGTTCCTGAGTCGTTAGCGGAGGCTTTTTTGGCTTCGCTTCACGTTCCTTTTTAATACGCTCACGTTTCACGATGGCTTTGGTGATTTGCCCACTCATCATATCACGTTTACGAAACGGATTATGAAGACCGCGCCGGATCTCCCACGCTTTGATAGCTGAGTCGATTCCCGCTGTTGATCCTCTACCAAATCCGAGACAAGACGGATCTTCGACCCGTGCAATCGTATCTCCTGGCCTACTTGCTGGCGTTCTCATTTACCTTAACTTTCGTTGCTGCTTTCATTAGATCAATGTGATCTACGCACTCGTTTCGGTCACGGCCTTCAAATATTGGAACCCCGTTATCGGTGAGGACGTAGTATCGTCCGTTGTGAGGTGTCTCAACTCTCCAGCCCTTCATCGCCGGAAACTCAACTCCTAGAGCGCACTTCTTGGTAGCCCACTGAGTAAGAGTGTCATCTTTGAAGAACATATTGCCTTCGTCGCTGACATAGTGCGGCACTAGCACGGACGGGAAGTCGGGTGGGTAGTTCATTTCCACAACCCTTTCACTTTAAGATACGCCTCGCACCTATGCGGGGCTGTTGCTGTTATATGATTAAATGCAGTGAAGTGAGGCCCGCAAATCATCCCATATATCTCATCTGCATATGATTCTTGCTCCACTACTCCAAGTGAGCCTTCCGGCTTTGCACTCAAACTCTGTTCAAACTCGGCGCAGGCGTTGAGGTCGGCATAGTAGTCCGGCAGAGGTCGATGGAATCCGTTATCTGGATGGAATCCCTGCACACAATCGTCCATCTCTTCAAAGTCTGTCCACCCCATGCTCCTCGCAATCGCTTCGTTAATTTCGTTGGGTGTCATTTGGCCTCCTTGAATCCGTAAAGCGCAAGATACTTAGGAAACAAACTCCAAACTTGTCCGTTACTGACAACTTGGACGGTATCGTCAATCCATTGCTCTCCCGTTTCATTGTCTCGGATTGCGATTGGGGCAATGTGGCTTGTGATTGATCTCATTTTGCCTACAAACTCATTAAACGGAGTTGTTGTTTCCACTGACAATGGTGGGCATTTAAGAATAACCTTGAATCGCTCAAAACAATCCGTGTTTTGCATGATGTTCGTCATTGTCACATCCTTGAATACTATAGTCATCTTATTCATCTCCCGTATCCTCCTTGTTTCTCTGGAACGTATTTCTCAATCCAGAGCCTATCGTTCTCGATTTTAGCCATCTGCTCTATGTGTTGTGTTCTAACGATGTAGTAAAACATAGCACTTAGGATTGTGACTATTCCTCCGAGAATTAACGCAAATTTGGTATCGTATGAGTTCATAACTCCCATCCTTTATGTTTATTATAAGTTGGTGCCGATTCTGGATCTTTCTTTGCCTTGCGTCTCTCAAATTGATTCTTGAGTTTCTTTAGAAACCTATGAAAGCCTGATCCACTTCTATCCCAATACAAAGGGCCTTTGCTGTCGATTTTCTCTGGATTTCCGCTCATCTGCCCTCCTCTGGTTCCGGTATATAGTTTCCATTCTCATCGCATAGATGCAAGTCGTTGCGGAACCACTGAACCACGATATAATTTTCAATGTATTCCAATGAAATTGAGTTTTCTTTTCTATAAAAGAAGCATCTCCCTTTCCATTCCCTGCATTTAACGCGAAATCCCCTCTCAAGCCAATACATCGCCCGGTCTGGGCCGAATGTTTTGATTGGCTCGACATAGAGTTCCCAGTCGTCCTTGCCTGTTAGGCATACCGTAGCATTGCTGCGATTTGAATGCGCCCATTCGCCATCTTTGTAAAATAGATAGCAATGTGATTCCCAGTGTTCACGGCGGATCTTCTTTCCATCTTCACGGGCTAATTTTAAGGCTTCGTATTCTTTCATTTTGTATCCTTCCATTGCCATAGGGCTTGTTTGTCTTTGATAACGTATTCTGCATAACCTCGCTGGACTGCTTCGTCTTGCATACAATCTACTCTAAATGTCATTACTAATTTACCCCCGCAAAAGAAACCGAGAATAAACACCGCAATCACACCAATCCATTGTTCTGTTGTGTCACTCATCCTTACTCCTTCTCTTTGGCGATTTCTTTAATCAGCGTTCTAACTTTAGAACGGTACGAATCAGAATATCCCGTGATTTCTTCGTCTTCCCAAAGCGATCTTAAAGCGCCATTCAACAACTCCATCGCCCGATCCCGTTGCTCGCGGGCTTTGTCCCTCTCTTTCGTGACACGATCAAGGTCGGCGCGGAGTTGGTCACGTTCACACTTGTAAGATTGATTGTGTTTCCCACTCTTACTCCTCCATGATTCACAAAGATATGTTATATCGGCATCTAAAACGATTGTCTGATATTTGCGTCCAGCACCACACTTAGGGCATTTATCACTCATCTCGCGCCTCCATTATTTCTTAACAAGGCGTTGATTCTCTTCATGTGAAACATCACATCGTACTGCCATTTCATCCTAACCACGATAACGTACTCAAGGAACTCTTGAGGGGTTAATTTACTTAGATCCATTGTTTTTCCCTCCCTTATTGTCCATCCACCAAGCGATAGCGCGGAGTTCTTCAGCAGTGAACTCACCATTGATCCCAGCTATATTACTCCCAGCCCATCGAACATCTTCACCGAGTGGCACTGATATATCTATCTGGTTGCGTTCGTATATGCCATCTACCGCAATGGCACCTAGTACTAACCGCGCCTTGTCTTCGGTCATTTGCTGAGAGCGGAGCGCGGTTAGTTCGCGTTCTAGTTGGCGCGAGTGCATTGCTAGACTAGCCCAATCATGCGGGATTGCATCCGTCCGTGGTGTATCACTCACTTCGCCACCTCCTCTAAATACTGCATTGCGACCGAAAGAAGTCGATCAATCTCAAATAGCGATGATTCCACATGAGACTTGTGGCCTATCATTATTGCGATCCTGAGTTGACCCACATGATTCCATGCTGCGTCCACAGCTTCCTTCGCGTCTTTTGGACATTTCATTTCGATGCTCATATCAATTAACCTCCTCACGGGCTTTGAGCATTGCGTCTGCTTCGTTGTACCGAATCCTTGCTCTAGCCCTCGCCTCTAGTTTTAGGCGTAGCTCAATATTAGAAAAGGACTGTCGATCCCTGCTGACACACAGGAACCCATTTTCCTTTTCATCTTCAGTCCCGAATCTATCCAGTAAATCGGAGTCATCGCATTGCGATATATCCTCAGCCAATCTAGTATCGTGCATAACCTGACCAGCGAACCAATCGCGTAGTTGCTCCCTTGTGAAGTGCAACTCATGCACAAATGGAACCGCATTAAGTGTCGCAGCTGGCAGTGCTATGGAACATTTAGGACATGGCGAGTCGCCTCGGTAACTATGTTTTTCGCAAATGTATGCGATTAAATTTGTGTTCATAATAAATCGCGCGTTGGTTAATTGCTCCCCCTCCCGCTCCAGCTCCAGCTCCTGCTCCCGCTCAAGCTCCTGCTCCTGCCCCCGCTCCAGCCCCCGCTCCAGCTCCAGCTCCAGCTCCTGCCCCAGCTCCAGCTCACGCTCCAGCTCCCGCTCCTGCTCCCGCTCTTGCTCCCGCTCAAGCTCCCGCTCAAGCTCCTGCTCCTGTCGAATCCGGCCCGTAAAAGCGCAGCATTCATTTCTGACTCCGTTTGAATTTTGGCAACACCTGCGCGTCAATAACTCCACCCCGCCCGATGATTGCGTTTTCCGTGAATGGCTCAACTTCTTTAACTGAGTCTGGATTCTTGAGGAAATCATGCCAACGGCCTGTATCAGCGATCCAGCAAGCGTCCGCCAACACAAGCTCCTGAGAATGCACTGCAATTAGTGTTCCTGTCTGGATCATTGTCACTGTGCGGATAACGTAGTGCGCTCCGATCTGCCACGGATGCGAGGCTGCTGAGGTTGCTGAGGTTGCTGATCCGTCTGTTAGTTCGCGGATCTGTTTGATCTGTCCTAGTGTTAGTTCGTCGATGTTCATTGTATTATTTATGGTTACTGAAATTGATGCGCGTTGGAGTCGCGCCCTCTGTTGATTACTTAAACCGAATCATGTTGAGCCAATAGATTGACTCACTCCAATCGTCTGAAGCTGGGTCTTTTGCTTGCCCGTCGAGTGACATTTGGACGCAAAGCTCAAGAAGCGTTTTAATCGTGCCCTGCTGTCTAAGGAACTCGTCAACCTCCGCTACTGTTCGTTCCTCTGGCTCCGGCTCTACGCACTCGCAATCGCCCCAGCACCCGCAACCAGAGCAGACATCATCCGGTTCACAGTCCCCAGGAAATCCAGTGCTAAGCATTTGTGACCTCCACTCCTTTTAGCGGATTCTCATTACCGAAAAACCATTGCTTTTCGATGAATGCTTGGATCTCTGCGCGTTTTGGGATCAGCAGGAAATTCCCGTCGATCTCGTTTTGAATATCCACCAAATGAGGAGCATCCTCAATCAGCAACAAAATATCAGTGATGCGATAATTCATAAATACGATTTGAGATTAGCTTGAACGATTTGCAGTTCAAGCGATTATTTTTATTTTCTACACTTCGCGTTTCTCTCTCGGATCAATCAACTTGTAAACGTACAAGCCGTATCCCATGTGAGATTTCTCTACGATCCAAGATCCGAAACGCGCTTTTCTGAGATTGCGTAGCTGCGCTGAAACACTCGCTTCCGGCGCACCTGTTGAGCGTGAGATTTGTTCTAGCGTCCGGAAGTTGCCATCTCGCATTAGCTCAACAATGTCAAGCAACTGTCCGCCGAGTCGAACGAAATCGCGGGATTCAACGTAATCGCTTCCGTCAAATGTTTTACTCATCTGTGCCTTAAATATTTGCGCTTCCAAAAGTCGATTTCTTCAGCGTATTTTTGCTTCATTTCCTTTTCATACTTGAGAAAAGCCTCAATTTTTCGGGTTGCATCATTCAACTCGCGTTCTAGTTGGCGGGCGAATAATGCCTCAACATAAAGCAACCCGTGATCATCTATTCCGCTTAAGTCAAACGCTTCATCTGTCCTCGGCGTATCACTCACGTTCGATTTCCTCCTCAAGTTTCCAGCGTTCAGCCGCAAGTTGTTTCCATTCGTCCCGCGAATCTTTGTGAACTTTGAGCGATGCGAATTTGAGCATCAACTCCATTGCTCTGTCGCGTTGTTCTTTTACCGTGTTGAACGCTAAAGCGTCGTCTTCATTTGCCCAGAGTTGAATATCTGGATCTAAGTGGTCTTCATGTGCGCTCATAATAAATCTGATACTCTGAATTTCAATTTCTGCTCTCGTCTCCGAGTATCGTACTCGCGTTGAAGTTCGTCTTTTTTCATTTTCAAAAACAGCAACTCTTCTTCCTTGTTTGTCTTGCCATCCGGTTTTGGGATCATCTCAGAGATATGCTGAAGCGTCATTTCAAGGAACTTAACACGCTTTTTAAGCTCAGTATTTTCTGAAATTTTACGAGTTAAACAGGCTCTTGTGGCAATCAAATCTTGATTTAATCGTCGGTTTTCAACTTCAAGTTCACATTCCCTAGACCTCTTTAATTCAGCACCATTTTCCTCATAGAGCGATGTTCCGCACTTGAATGTAAACTTGGCTTTTGCTTTTGGCTTTGTTTTTGCAGCACCGCAAAATTTACAAGCTGTCATTTCACCTCCCTTAGTTTGCGCTCCATCTCGATTTCCTCGTGGTCGTATCGAGGCGGCTTAATCGGCCCGCACCAGTAGAGTGACTCCGGATTGCGAGTCTCTAATAGAAACTCAATGTCGCAGGTGAACGCCGGATCTTTGACTGGTTGGAACGTGACCCAGTACAATCCTGGCTCACTCGGTTTGATAATCGAAAACAGTTTCCAAGTGTTTCGCGAGATCGGTTTCAACACTGGCCCTTTTTTAAGATCCTGCTTTATCGTGCCAGCGCAAACTTTGAGCCGCTTTGCAATCTGATCGACCGCAAATCCTTCGTCTTTTAGCTTTTGAGCCGCGATTCTTCGGGCTTGGATCTGTTTCGCAAATCGTGTTTTTTCTGAGTTCATCTGTGTAATAATTCTGACAGCCCGCAACTGCAAACGCTTCCGCCATTCCGGAACGCGCATTTCACTGTGTGAGTGGTGTATTTTCTGAGCCGCTCAAATCTCTGATACGATTCAAGCAACTGCTCTTTTAGCTCATCAATCTGATCCATCGGGTCTGTGTCCGCCGGATCATTTTTCATGGCATCATTAAACGCCATTTCTAGCCCTCTGTAGATGGTGCATCGCCATTCCTGCGCAACCGAGCAGGAGAACGACGAAGACGCTCTTCACGCCATTTGGTGCGAGTCGCATTGCGAACACATCCACGATTGCGAATGCCATATACATTACCGCGAATGCCGCATCTCTGCGAGAAACGCTACGCAACGTGTTTTTGGGGATTGGACGGACAAATCCGTTTTCTGTGTGAAATTGCATAATTATTCAACAGTGATGGTTGGCGCAAGTTCCATGAGGATTGCAATTAACTCATTCCATTTTTCCTTTCGAGCAGCATCAGCAGCATAAGCAGCAGTAGAAGCAGCATCAGCAGCA